TAACGAATAGCTTCGACACCCCCCCCCTCGCAAGGGTGTCGACAGGGTGTCGAAAGTGTCGACATTTTGCCTTAATCGTGCCATATTTGTATACATTTGACGCAGTTTTTTTAGAATTATTCTAAACTAGGTGTCGAATTCGATACCCTTCGACACCCATTCGACACCCATTCGATACTTCATTATCCTATAAAATTTCTTTGTGTGCCTTATTTTTGCCGTAATGTAGATCCATTACTGCCAACTTATCTTCAGCTGCTCCAATGACCGTTAGCAATTTATCAACTTCGCCTGTAATGTCATTATGCTCAGGGATCAGTAGTTCTTGCTTACTGTAGCATTCAATCTTATACTTTGCATCCTCTATCTCAGCGTAGTATTTTTTTGTTAAAACATTTTTAAGTCTGTCGTTCATTAAAATCCTCCTTTGTAATTTCTACTTTCGCTTGTTCTTTTTCATCAAAAATTAGTTCATGGTACATGTCCAATCTTTTCAAGAATTTATGTTTATATTGCCTTAATTCTGCCCCTTCAACGACAAATTCTTGGTAGTAAAGGTCAGGGGTACAGACCATAATTACGCCTTTATTAATCTTAGATTTATGAACGTAATCATGAGCCATGGCATATGCTGCAATTTGCAAATAATAATCTTCAATCCACTCCTTGCGTTTTGGCCTATTCGATTGTTTAAAATCTACTATGGCATCCTCCCCATCATGTATGCAGACCAAATCTGTTTGACCCGCATACAATCCAGGATAATACATGGTAACCTCCGATCCATAGTATTCGTCAACGGGAGCTAGACCAATTTCTATAACCTTCTCTGCCATTGTCTTGGCTTGTTTGCCAGTATCCGTCAAATCCTCGTAACCAATATCTGTAATATGTGATTCGAGATACTTATGCATGGCAGTTCCTCTCACGCTTGACAAATTCATTATTCGGTCAGCTTCCTTATCGCCAACCTTCGCTCTCCACTCTTTTAAAAATCCCTGATCCTTGGTCCGTGATAAAATACTCGTGACACTTGGCAGCCTAAAACCCGCAACATCATATATCCGACCACTATCCTCGTTTATCTGACGACCATCAGCGTATTTATATTTTTCGTTTCTTTTCATATCCAATCAATCGTAGGTTTCCCATTATAATTAACATCATAAATAAACCATGCAAAAGCCATCAGACCCGCAGCTTTTGTGTTAGTTGATTCTTTTTTAAAAGGCACTCTACGACTAAAAACTAAAACTTTTTCTAATTTATTTTTATCGAAAATTAATTCTTTTCTCTTAATTCCCTCTAAATAGGATAATTTATTTAACATACAAACCTTTTTCTTCGCTAAAGACAACGCTCTAATTGTAAACTCAGTAGATAAATTAAATGGGGGATTTGTAATTATATTGTCTATATCCATTATAGAATAGTCTTGAGTTAAAAAATTTATATTAGATTTACCATAACCTCTGTCTATCAAATCAGAGCTGTAGACATTATAACCATTTTTAATCATCACTTCAGACATCGCACCATTACCACAAGCACACTCATAAATATTACCTTCAAACTTTTGTCTGTCCATAAGAGCTTGTGTTGCTTTTGACGGTGTTGGATAAAAATCATCTTTTTCCCTATCACTTCTTTCATTATGTCCTATATAAGCTAACGCACTACTTTTTTTCATTCTAAATCATCAAACCTTTTAGGATCTTCTTTCTTTTTCATTACTTTATTAATTATAAAATAAGCTATTATCGCACCAAAAATCAATGCGCTCATACCAAATATAAACATACCTAGTCCATGAAACATGGTCATTGCATCACCTTTTTTATGGCTAGTCCTATTTCTTTTGCAATTTGCGGGACGATAGAATTTCCCAATCCTTTAAGTCGGTGTACTCTGCCGGGTACCCCATGAGCCACTCTACCCACGTTGGGTTCAACGCTCCACCAGCTGTTCCCGCTAGTCTGCTTTTCTTCCTTGCTGTTTCGTAATTTGTGTTCGGACCAGAGTCTTTGTAATCCCTCGCTGTTGGTGTTGGCATCATACTCACTGCTGTTGCTAAAGCATTCCCTTGATGTATCCCCCTCTTGTTGTTGGGATTTTTTCCAGGTCCGTT